CACTTGTCTGTGTACATCAAATAAAACTCGCGAATATGACCTCTTTAGGTAAAAGAGAACAAATCCAAAACGCGTTAAAAATGCGTACTTCCAAAAAGCGGAAGGAGGTCCCGACCAGGGATCCTCTGACTGCTATGCGGGAGGAAGCAGTCCTTTCCCTTTCCGACGCTCTTATTCAGGCATGGAAAGCTCGTTTTCTTTATGGAGAATCGAACGGGGCCCCCTCGGGCTGCGCGTATGATCCTACGAGAAAACTTGAACAGCCCGCGAATGAAGGTGGGCACCTAATCAACACTGTGATAGAGAGGTTGGATGGTAAGTGTGACAATGCACTAATTACCCAGAACCGTCTCATCTATAGTGATAAACGACTAGGTGCCTACTTGGGCACACTCTACAGCCGAGGAACGAACATCAACGATGTTGTCCCTAAGTTTGTAAAGTACTCATTGGACACGACTGATAGAATCGTCAGCCTGTGCCGTGTTGTTGGCTACACAGGAATGTTTGTACCGGAATGGTACCTACAAACCGATCGCCACTACCTCCTACTCTTCTTAACGAGGAGTTGGGGCGCCAATCTCAAGTTTAACTCACAGTACCTTTTTAGCTACTATGAGGGCTTAGAGCTACCCATTGCGCCGGATTGCCTAGTCGGTAGACCAGGTGATCTGTGCCGTGGCCGTCCTGGTCAAGCGATCAGGAGACGCTGTATGGGAACAAACTTGCAAGCGATAGAGACTCGTTTTACCCTTCTCCAAGGGTTTAAAAAGTCACTCCTTCCGCTTGAGGAAGAAGATTGGAGAGCTACCATGGAAGATACACACAAATCACTCACATCTGAGCCGCCAGAAATGTCGGACAGAGTTCATGATGAGATGATCCGCACAGGTAACGAATTAGCAGCTCGTACTCCCGATTTGAAGGTAAAGCAAAACTATAAGATCTCAAAGTCAGCCTGTATTAACAGACAGCGCTGCTTTGGTGGTTTTGCCTCATACTATTTCGATCACATGCATATGCGTGGGTTTCGTATAGATGAGCCCGTAAATGGCTTTAAAGGGCCACAGGGTATACCCTATAGGATAAATCCCCCTTACTTGGTAGGAAACTACCGAGAGAAAGGGAATTGGGAGGAGAAGCTGGCTTACAGTCGCTGTCCCTTCACGTACCTTGACATGTACGACGAGTTTCTTCCAATTGCGAAGAACGGCTGCCGACAGGAGCGAAACTTTGACTTTGGCCAATGGGATGTCAACCCCAATGGTGTAGTTAAAGTTCGTGCTATCCCCGAACCCTTCAAGTTCCGAGTGATTTCGATCGGAGACTTCAACGACTATTCAGTCTTGAAACCCTATCAAGTTCAACTCTGGAAAACACTACAACAATTTGAGTGTTTCTCCTTGACGGGAAGCGGTGCAGACGATCTCATGCAAAAGACTCAGGCTATCATAGCAAAATATTGGGATGTAGGTAGAAAGTTCCTTAGTGGTGATTACAAGAATGCCACTAACTTTCTCTCATCTCTAGCTTCACGCACCATTCTTGGACAGTGGATGAAGCACGACCCCGAGTTCCTGATGATGATGGAACGGTCGTTATTTGGCTGTGAGCTGAATTTCGAAGATGCCGGTAAAGGCGTGGAGGGTTTAGTACCAGGTACAAACCCTTCCATCTCGTTCGAAGGTCCTTCGATAATGAGGAATGGACAGCTAATGGGACACCCTTGCTCTTTTCCTATTCTATGCGCAGTGAATGCGGCCATATGTAGGATGGTATTAGAGGAGGTGTGGGGGAGGAAGTTCACACTAGACGATCTACCACTGTTGATTAACGGTGATGATTGCCTCTTGATAGGCCCTAACTCTCTACTGCCGGTTTGGCGGGAGAGGACAAGAGAAGTTGGTCTTTACGAATCAGTAGGAAAATCCTATTTCACTGATAAGTTTGCCATGATAAACTCTCGATACTTGAAGGTTGACACCGTGCGCATACCCTGCGAAGCGGATGGATACGTTACAGATACGTTCCAAGCCTACGTCTCAGAAGATGTGGGATATGTCAATCTCGGTATTTTGGCCGGTCGAAAGAAGGGAGCTAGTGTGGACTGTGAGGTTGGAATAGAAGATAAGGTCAGCGAAAAGAGCTGCTTTCTTCTTTGGCAAAGTGCTGCTGCAAATTTTGCTCAAATGAATTTGAGATGCAAGCGCTTGAGGGTCGGACTCTACCAGTATTTAGAAACTTATAAAAAGTTCTTTACTGAGTTTGGGAGCCCTATCAAGAACATACCATTGTTCTTGCCTACCAACCAGGGTGGGTTTGGATTCGCCATTGAGGATGGGATGGGGAGAGATGAGGAAGTTCCCGATTGGGTCGATTTAGACCTAGTTGGAGATCAACCATTGTTTCCCCGTTCTTTCTCAACGGTGAAGAAGAACCCTGCAGTAATGCTTGGAGAAGCATACTACTGCGGAGCTATGGCGTCAGTCTACGATGATGAAGACTGGTATGGTTTCGACGAACTCTCGAAAGAGATTTACGATTGGTACCGAACTAGAATAGTCATGAGTAGGGCTCCGGGAGGAGACCCTTTAGGCATGATGCGTGGTTGCGCACCTGAGCCCCCTAAACAGTCGGAATGGATCGTTACGGTCTGCGGAGGCAGTCGTCGCGGTGGGGAGTCCAGCAAAGGAACAGCTGGGCGGCTTGTCTCGTTGAGAGACATAGCGTTAGAAGACAACTGCGTTGATCGCGCGGATGGTGAGTTACAGGGAGAGAGTTCTGGCGTCAGACTTTCCAATTGTTATCCAAGTGCCTTTGATTTTACAAAGTACACTATGGAAATGATGGAGAAGGTCCGTATCCAGGAGCAAGTCCGCCTCGCATTATATGGAGGTTTCTATGTTCAAGACTTTAGTAAATGGGCCGCTCCACTTTCAATAGTGGGGTGTGGGCAAGTTTCCTATAGAAATGAATACATGGACTAAATCTGTTCTGTAAACACAATCTGCACATTTTCAGCAGCG